CGTCCTTTGACAATGACGGATAGGACGGAGCAAGGAAAGTTGTTTGCCGGTCGTCTGGATGACTTTATTGCCAGTGTTCGCAATCCGGTGACCAAGGGCCAGCTATTGGGTTCATTAAAAGGAAAGTTCCGTGATTATGAGGTAAGTCGTGCTGCCCAAGCTCTGCAGGACTTGGATGATGCCGCGAAGATAACGCCTGCTGAACTAGCTTCCAGAATTGAGGGCATAGCCACACCTAATCGTTACAAGACTACTTTTGTCGATCCAAAAGAAGCGGGCCTGCACAATGCCTACGATAACGTGTATGGCAAGGCGGGTCATCCTGTGGGGTCGATTAATCTTTCTTATGTACCGACGGAAGAAGCGATCAGTGCAGAAGAGGTGGGCAATAAAGTACGCGCTGCCATAAGCAACTTAGCTGGGGCACCGTTTGAGAAGATCAAAGACATTCGGGAGTTTGTTTCGAGTGGCCTAGCAAATCAACCAGAAAAGCAAACAGCCTTTTTGAAAGGGGTGGATGATCTGGGGGCACAGCTAGAACAGACCCGAACTAAACATGGACTTTTTGAGGAAATGCAGAATCTGATGTATTTGCGCTTCCCAGAGCAAAAGGGTTATTACACCCTGTGGCAGACAAAACTAAAAGAAATCCCAACGACTGTTAACCGACGGGAAAACCCTGAGCTCTATGATTCGCTGGTAAAAAAGGCCACGGATGAAGCAAACATGGAGGTCAAGTTGCAGGCATTGGGCCGGATTCAAAAAGAGTACGGACCGATTCTTGATTCAGATTTAAGGAGCTACCTAGAAGCACTCCCGCAAAGTGCGAAGGCAGGGGGGAACGAGCTTTTGACTTCTAGGATAGATGATCTTAGAAAGACGCTTTACACTGATTTAAAGACCGACACCAACGCAATTCTTGCCGATAATGTCGCGCTTCTGGATGACATTCGAAGAGAGGCTGATCGATTCTCTACCTATAAAGGTTCGCATACCGCAGTTAATCCGGAAAAGAATGCAATGGGCTTTAGCCGGTTCACTGAACATACCGTGAATGTTCCGGGCATGGGCAAGCTGGATGGTATCTATGTCAGCGAATTGCAATCGGATATGTTCAGGGACATCAAGAAGTTGGGCAAATTAGGCGGTTCCAAACAATCGGATCTTAAGGAGATGCAGTCTTTGGTGCAAGGTATGAAGACGAGGTTTGCGCCAATAGAAGGCAAGCTAGATGAAAACTACGGTGGAACCGATGCCTTTTTGTATTTAATATCAGGTATTAAAGACGATCCGAAGACGCTATCGCAAGTATTGCAAAGTCCAGCTATTGGTCTGTCACCAACTAAAGCAGATCAATTCGCTACTGATTTTGTTAAAGACAGTAAGCGGATTAAAAAGTTAGAAGAACGCACAGGTGTGTTAACGAACGAGCCAAAGGGTACGTATCTGATTGAAGAGCCTATAGCTAACATAGAGACACAACCACAGGTGGTTCAGCAATTGTTGGCTAAGAATGCGATTGCTGGTGCGATCCAAAGAGGGAAGAGTTTTGTAGCGTTTCCCGGAGTAGAGTCAAAGCAGGCGAAGCTTTACGAGAAGTTGCCGAACAACTTGCGGCAGGTCATTAAGGATCTGGGTGAAGGGTTTGTCACGCAGCCCATCATTATCAAAGGCAAGGATGGTGTGGAGCGTCAGCACTTGGCGGTTATCTGGGATAACAACGCTGCTCAACGCATCATGAATCAAGGCGTACCCTTTAAGAAGGGCGGCTTAGTTGATAAAAAGGCCATTGAGCAGAAGTATGCAGGCGGCGGCATCGTCAAGAAAGCGGCACAGGCCTTGACAAAGATGGGCGCGAAAGAGTCGCAGGTCGCGGGCAAGGAGTTGACCACGCTGCAAGATACTTACACGTCACTAGGTGATCGCATTAATGAACGTGTTGCAAAAGCGCAGCAGCAAATGGATGCGATGGAGTTTAAGTACAAGCCGGGGCAGCGGGTCTTTACTGAGGATTCGGCTAAGAAGAATAAACCGCCATATACAATCAAGTCCAAGCGTCTGTCTGGTGACATGATCGTGCGTGACCCTAAGACCTTGAAGGCCGTTCGTGATCCAGAAACAGGTAAAGCCAAAAGAACGCCGTATGAGCCGGGTTACTTGATTCGCGAGGAAAGAGGGCCGGATGACTGGGCTGAGTATGTTTTACCGGAGTCCGCGATCAAGGGTTCGATAGATGAGTTTTCCAAGGGCGGTAGAGTCAGTAAAAAGCTTCCCGGTAAGCGCAAATACATTTAAGGAATAGTCATGCCAATAGATAAGCTCGGGGAAAACGAAAAGCCCTTGTCCGTGGAGATTGAAGCGGCGGGCATGCCTGAGATTGAAATCGTCTTGGAAGAGGATGGTGGGGCGACGATTGAGATGGGTGAGGAGGAAGCAGCGGAAGTTGACTTCTACGACAACCTTGCGGAGGTAATTAGCAAGGATGATTTGTCGGAGATGTCGCAGACGTTGTTGGCTTTGTTTGAGGCAGACAAGTCTTCGCGCTCGGATTGGGAGACGATGTACTCCAAGGGCTTGGATTTACTGGGCTTGAAGCTTGAAGAGCGGACCAAGCCTTTCCGTGGAGCGGCGGGGGCAGTGCATCCGATGTTGACGGAGGCCATTGTGCAGTTCCAAGCGCAGGCGATGAAGGAGTTGATGCCTTCAAGTGGTCCTGTGCGCACTCAGGTGGTGGGCAAAGAGACGTTGGACAAGGCCCAACAAGCCTCTCGAGTGCAAGATTTCATGAATTACCAGTTGACCAATGTGATGGAGGAGTACACGCCGGAGTTTGATCAGGCGCTTTTCTATCTGGGTTATGGTGGTTCGGTGTTCAAGAAGGTGTATTACGACCGTTATTTGGGCCGGATGGTGTCCAAGTTGGTCTTGTCGGACGATTTATACATCCCGTACTACGGCTCAAGCGTCATGAGCCAGTGCTCACGGATCACGCATCGTGTTGCGATGTCGGCAAACGAGTTCAAAAAGCGTGTTTTGGGTGGGGAGTACTTGGATATTGGCTTACAGCCCGAGGCCAACGACCCAACGGCGAGTGATATTTCGCAGGCGGTGGACAAGCAGACGGGTTTGAGTCCGTCGGATGAGGCGGAAGAGATCTTTTTGTTGGAGATGCATGTCGATTATGACGTGCCGGGCTTTGAAGATGTGGATGAAGATGGTGAGCCGACTGGAATTAAGTTGCCGTTTTTGATTACGATTGACGAAGTCAGTGGTCGCGTCATTGGAGTGCGTCGAAATTGGGAAGAGGAAGACGAATTAAAGCTTCGGATTCCGACTTTTGTGCATTATGTGTTGGTAGAGGGCTTAGGCGCGTATGGTTTAGGCTTTGTGCATTTGATTGGTGGCTTGTCGAAGACGGCCACGATGGCTTTGCGACAGCTTTTGGACTCGGGAACGCTCTCGAATCTGCCTGCGGGCTTCAAGGCTAAGGGCGCACGGATCGCGGACAGCGATAATCCGATTCAACCGGGCGAATGGCGGGATATTGACGCGGGTGGTGCGGAGTTGACGGCTTCGTTATTGCCTCTGCCGTACAAAGAGCCGAGCCAGACCTTGTTTTCGCTGTTAGGCTTTGTGGTTGAAGCGGGCAAACGCTTGGCTTCGATTGCGGATATGCAGGTGGGCGAAGGCAATCAGATGGCGGCGGTGGGCACCACGATTGCGTTGTTGGAAAAAGGCTCGATGGTGATGTCGGCCATCCACAAGCGGCTGCATTATGCGCAAAAAGTGGAGTTCCAGTTACTCGCTAAGGGCTTTGGAAAGTACTTACCTGATGAGTATCCGTATGAAGTACCGGGTGCATCGCGCAAAATCAAGAAGCAGGACTTCAATCATCTGGTGGCTGTGTTGCCGGTGGCGGACCCGAACATCTTTTCAGTGGCCCAGCGTATCACTTTGGCGCAAACGCAGTTGCAATTGGCGCAAAGTGCGCCGATGATGCATAACATGTACGAGGCGTATTACCGTGTGTATGCGGCGA